TGGGTTTTGGCGGTATCTGTTTTAATAATAGAAGTCCCCGATATGGTTTCTTCTGGTTGCGGTAGTGCTACGAGTACGCGGTAGCCTACGGGTTTTGGGAGTTGTAACTCCAACTCAGCATCGCTGATTTTAACTGCTGCTTCAGTCATCATCGTCTTCCATATAGTTTTTCGCAAGGTCTTCAATATAAGATTTGCTGGCTTCGAGACCCCGAATTAAGCCAACAACTTCCCTGTAATCTGCGAAGTCTTTTGCGGACCCCCCAGACAGGAAACTCTGTGCAGACGATATATTATCGTCGATTTTATCTTTCAGCACGTCAAAGACGGTTTTTGCCATAGTATGTTATGACTCCTTTTTGGGTTTTTGTGTGGGGCGCATCATGCGTGCAGCTTCAAGGTTCATCTTGTTGCGTTCAGCGCGGCTAACTTGTTCTAGCTTAACACCCTTCTCTTCAGCTTCTATTGCTAGTTCAGCTTGTTCTATCTTAACACGCTCTGCGTCTAACATAGCGGATGAAGCATCCTTGGCCTTTTGTAGGTTGAGTTTTTCTTTCTGCAAGGCGCTATCCGCCTGATCTTTAGCCATCTTACGCTGCTGCTCTTGCTGCTTGACCTGCAGTTCTGCCTGCTTCATCTGTATGATTGGGTCTTGCTGTTGCTGTTGAGCCTTCTGCTGCGCTGCTTGCTGCTGATTTGCCTGTGTAAGCTGCTTGCCTGCGTCCGCAACCAGACGTGACAGTTGTACTTCCATATCTTCTGGCAGCTCCTCGTTCGGAGCGGGTAGGGGTGCACCCAGCTTCTCTTCGATCTTTTGACGGTAAGAGAACCCGAGGTGTTCGGCAATATGGGCCTGCAGAGACGCCATAATCTGTTTTGCCTGTGGGTTTTGCCCGATCATTTGTGCTATCATCGGGTCTTGCATAAACGATGTATGTGTAGCGATATGCGCTTCGTGGTCTTGGTAGATAAATGCCTTCATCGGCTTGCCGACCAACGCGTCCATGTTCTCGCTGATAGGGTCTGTAGGCTTCGCATCGTCCTTCGTAGGCACTAGCTTATCCGCGTTCTTGACCCCTAGCACCTCGATCATCTGTCTGTGTAGCTGTGGCAGGTCATATATCTGTGGTGCCTGCTGTGACATCTGTAGGACAGCTTGGTACTGTACAACCCGTTGTGCCATCGTAGAGCTGTTAGGGTCGCTCACAGGGATCACATCGACCATCATGTAGTCTGCCTGCTTGGCGGTCACTTCGCCTCTCACAGGCACGTATGTGTACTCTACGGGCGCATACTCAGCCATGATAGACTTGAGGAGCTTAAACTCCTGCTTCATCGCATAGTGTACACGCGCCTGTACCGCAGCCATAGGCTTTAGGGTACGTTCTAGTAGAGCTAGTGTGGTCCCAACGGGGGCATTAGCTGACATATCCGAGATGTTCATGTCACTAATCGCACCCAATCTGCGACCTTCGGTCGTAATCTGGTTCAAAAGGGCGAGAAGGGTCTGGCTAGGCTCCTTGTACGGGAGAGGCATGATGTTATCACGGATACTGCCAGACGGCACGTCTACATCCTTAAACTCACCCGGTTCTATCGGTGTATCGTCTCCCTTGATACGTAGCCCGCGTGACTTCAATCCACCGGGGAGATTCGATAGAGTGCCTGCATCGACAAGCTGGCGTATCAAGGAAGTTCCTGCTTTAGCGTAACCGCCAATGATATGTATGAGGCCAAGACCATAGAACCCAAATCCCGGCACGTACACGTAATGGACGAAGTGCTGACGCTTGAGAGTAAGGGGGTCTCCCTCTTCGTAATTCCTACGAATTGCCAGCACTTCGCCGCTACCACGCTCAATCGTGACGACATAGGGTCGAGCAATCCCGTCGTCATCGTCTATACCTTCGATCAAAAGGTCGGCGTGAATCTCATAAATAGCGTAACGGTCATCATTGGTTAGAGAATACCCACCATCTTCGGCTTTCTTCTCTTCTATATCAGTGTGAAACGGTTCGGGTTCCCCAAGGTCAACATCTCTGTAAAACCCACCAGCCTGTAACTTCTTCAAATCGTTCTTTGTCTTACGCATAATGTGCGTAACACGCTCTGCGGACTCGATATTTGACGCACCGTAGGGCACAATCACGTCTTCTGCGGAGATATACACAGCGGCCTGACGACCCATATTTGGGTCAAAATATACCTTTTTAAACGCCGATCCAGCCAACCCAAGGCTATACAACATGCGTTCATGCTCAGGGCGATACTCTACCATACGCTCCGTAAGTTCATAGTTCATGTCTGCCTTGACGCGTGCGGAGGCTTCTTCTTTCTCTTTAGTCTCTTCACCAAGGATCTTGGTCTTTACTGGGCCTGCAGCAGGAAATGTTTCGCTCATTGTCTCTGCTTGGAACCGTATCGCGGCCTCGGCAAGCACAGTAGAGAATACACCACATGCGCCTTCCCACGGGTCTGTGCGTTCTTCATACTTGAAGCCTAGCACATCCAGACCTTTGACGAACGTATCTGCCCAATCTTTGCGGCTATCTGTATCGGATTGTACCTGCCCCATAAGCTCATCAGACAGGGATGCTAAGTCACGCTCATCCATAACATCAGCTAGATTGCCACCAAACTCAGTAAAATCCGCTTCTGTGCCGGGTATTATGGTTATCTCCATACCCCCATCGGATAGGGTTACAGCCTCTGGATCTATAATCTCTATCTCCAGATCAGGAACCTCCATCTCCTCCATGTCGGTAATGTCGTCACCCATACCCAGCGGGGCAGAGAATATTCCTTTTTCAATAGCCATAGCTAAACCCTCTTAATAAAATCCACCACTGCGCCGTCTCCAGTACCGAGGTTCTTCTGGTTCGTCTGTGGGCAGACGTATAAAACCACCCTGTCTAAACCGCATTAACGCCATAACAGTCGAGTCCACAAGGTCATCATGGCTCATAAAAGGAAATCCTGCAATCTCCTCTACAACTTCTTCTGCCCAACGTGTCTGAGGTATCCATACCATACCAGAGGCTATTATGTCAGCTACAGAATTTAATCTAGCCATTTTATCACCTGAGCCTCTATGCGGAGTGTATTCAGATACGGGTAACCCAGTACGCCGCATCTCCTGATAGAGGGCCGCACCGGAGCTTTTCTTCTCCACAATAAACGAATCTGGCTCCCAGTCCCTGTATTCGTCCATCGCCAACTGTTTAAGCTCAGGAAACTCCAAACGCTCTTTTATACTATTAAGTAGTATTATGTGATAGGCGTTCTCTTCCTCATTCATAAACACACCCCACGTGGTGAGTGCTGTATAGTCTGCGCGGTTGTGTTTTTCGGCGGCTGCATCGAGTGACATTATGATATATTCGCACGAGGGAGGGTTCTCGCCCGTCCATTCCTGCCACCATTCGCGTTTTACAATCGCTGCTTCTTCTGCGGTGGGCTGTTGTTGGTATTGTGCGTTCCATTGGAACACGGGCATAGATGCTTTTGTGCGTTCTAACGCCTGCAAATCGAAAAACTCAGGCCAGAGAGGTTTATGTACAACTTCTGCGGTCTTTTTACTCTGTATTTCTAGTATAGCGGGAAACTCTACCACCTCATACTGGTCTGACAGCTTATTATTCACCATATCACGCGTCACACGACCCGTCAGGTCGTCCATATGCCACCGTGTCTGGATTATAGCCACCCGTCCACCGGGCATTAGACGTGTTCGCGCACCGAAGGTGAACCACTCGTAGGCTTTTTCAAAGACTTCAAAGTTCCCGTTGATAACATCTTGTTCAGAGTGGGGATCATCAACCAAGAGGAGGTCAGCACCCCGCCCAGCAAGAGCAGACCCAATACCACACGCATAATATTCGCCTCCTACGTTGGTGTTCCATCGCCCAGCCGACTTACTATCCTGCGCAAGACGTACTGTAGAAAAGATCGCACGGTAATCGTCCGTAGATATGAGGTTCCTGACCTTTCGCCCGAAATCTACCGCCAAATCTGTGGTGTGTGACACCATCATAACCTTCTTACCGGGATTACGACCAAGAAACCAAGCGGGGAAGAAGATGGAAACAAGCTGAGATTTGCCGTGGCGGGGTGGGATATTGACGCAAATACGGTCTTTATCCCCTCTTTCAATGCCCATGAGCATATTAGCCAGTATGCGGTGGTGTTTACCAACTATAAAGTCAGGCATCATACGTTTGCAAAACTCTATAAGGTCATCATACGCTACTTTATTCGCTTTACGGTTGTGCAACTCATCAACCATACGGTCAATTTCAAGGATTTCTTCGTCAGAAAAGGCATCTAAGTTGTCAAGTATATGCTCTACGTCAACGTCGTCAAAGGTTTGCACCTCAGTCATCATCGAACTCGCCTAAAATAGAATTAACATCCAGCGGTTCCCCGTCTAAAACGACTGCATCCTCTACTTCTTCTTCAGGATTCACGATTTTCGCTAGTTTTGCACGGAGTTTTTCTTTGATATCATCTGTTGTCTGGTGAGTTATGGTGACTTCTGACTTCTCTGTAAACAATCCTACGTCTGATATCTTACCTAGAAGCTCCAATGCACGCATACGGGTCTTAGCATCGGGGCTATCGGACTCAATGATCAGCTTATTTGTCACCAAATGACGTAGCTGCATGGACGATTCTACTACAGAGTGGTTGAACTCCTTGATGATCGCATTCGCTAGCTTGATGGACGGGGGAGTTAGTGTGGCGGCACGTTTGTTAGTAACCTGTTTTGAGGTTGTGTCGGGGTCTTGTGCGTAAGCTGTTAGGAGAGTGGCGGCTACTTCCTCGTCTATCGCGTCAGGTGTAGTATCTACACCCTCTTCCTCTAACTTGTTAACTGTATTGTCTAATGCTTCAACACGATCAGGCAGATCAACGCCTTTTACCTCGTCTGTCAAAGGTATTCCAAGCTCTGGTTCTATATTCATCGCCATAATTTTTCGCAGGTGTAAACCGTATAGTCCGTAAAAATAGACTACAAAAAATTTTTTGCAAGGGGTTTGAAAAAGAGGTGGGGGGTATCTGAGAAAGGGGGGGGTGTTTGGAAAACCGAGAATTTTATAATCGTTCGTGTAAAGTAGTAGTGTACAGCGTACAGCGGAATCCTAAGCACAGAGCCGATGGGTACCCCTCCCGTACCCCTAACGAATCTGTCAATCGGGTAGATGCCCGAATGGGATTGTATGACGTGGCAAAGCATTGCCTAACGTGTTATCTAATGCTATTGATTGTTTATCGGGACAGCGAAACATTGGGTTTCGCGCCGTATACCTTGAAAGGTTATTACTATGACATTTACTTTTGACATCAAAGACACACGCAAGGCTGGCGCAGATATTATCAAAGCCGATAAACTTGGTTCTGATTTTACTAGCGCCGTTGTCGGCTCTTTCGCAGAGGCGGCTGTCGCGGATGCAAGCGCATCGGCTCGGTATGATCACTTAGTGATTACTGAGAAGTTTACCCCTAGCATGTTGGTCAGTCCAACAGCGGGCAATGTGGCGCTTGGCAAATCAACCGCGACAAAAGACAGCTGGGAAGCACTCAAGACGTTAGCCCGCGCCGTCGCATGGTCTCTTGAAGAAAAGCAATTTTGGAAAGATACCGAGGGCGATGCCGATGCGAAAGGCGAACGTGACGCGTTATCTAGCCGCGCATCTAACCTTGTCACCAAAACATGGTTCAAGGGCATCTTGAATGCGCACAAGCGCGCTAACCCCGATTTGTACAAGCGTTCTGCGTCGACTACAAAAGACGTGCAAACGAAAATAGTCGAGGGGTTGGATGATATGATCCGCATGGTGCGCGACATAAAAGACAACGACGAAAGCATATACGATGCAGGCGAATTGATCGTGGCATTGCAAGATGCAAAGAAGGAAGCCAACCGCGCAGGCTAACTTGTTAACTACTCTGGCCAGCCCTTCACGGGGTTGGCCATTTTTTTATGTCTAACGATACGATAGTTTACAATCGGGTACATACCCGAATTGAATTTGATACCAGTTCTCAGTTAGCGTTGCGCCTCGTCACATCGACCTAACAAGTTATGATCGGGTAGCTGCCCGAATGCTATTTGATACCAGTTCATAGATAGCGGTGAGCCTCAGAGATAATATAGGTGACAAGTTAATACCAGTTCCTAGATAGCGTTGCGCCTTAGCACGTTATGATAACCATTCGGGTATATGCCCGATTTAAGTTCCACCCGTAAGTCATTGATAACAAACGAATATGAGAATCTGAGAATGCATATGAGAGTTTTTTATGGCATAAGTCATTGATTTTAAAGGTATATGAGAATCTGAGAGTTTTTAAGTATAGTATATAGATATTATTAGAGAGGGTGAGAGAGGGTCTTCTGGCCTAGTTCCCCCCACAAAAATCTAGGCTTAGACATCTCTCAGATTCTCACTTTCTCATATTCGTTATTTATCAAGCACTTACACACCACCACACTCTCATATACGCTTAGATTACACCATATACCACTTTATAATACTTAATACGATCTCTTGACATAAGGTGTTACATGTGCTATACACAAGATAGGCACTAGCACTGCTCATAACTATTCATCACTACTAACCACTATCAACCATTCGGGTAGCTGCCCGATCCAACTTTGAGGTAATCATGACACAAACAGCCAACTGCGTCCTGTGTGACGCGTCATACCCACTACGCCGCAAGACCGAGCTAAACATCAATGTGTGTTTGGACTGTGGCGATGTAAGCGCCGAACAACAGCGCCAATCGTGGTGTGTCGTTCCGCTGCCAAAGCAAGCGTACACACTCGTAACCAGCAAGTCTGACTTGCTACACCTAAACCAGAAGTCACGGTAACGCGTGACCAACTAACCATTCGGGCACCTGCCCGATCAGACAATAGGAGAAAACAATGTCTGCACCTACTATATCATCCGCTGCCATGCTCGTTAAGTTTGGCGTAACCATCCCGACATTCCGCAAGGGTGACCGCACGGCCACTGAGGAAGTCGCCACCAACAACCGCGCCGACAAGATGCGGTTCAACCTAACCAAATCGCTCATCAATAACGATGAGTTCAAAGCACTCAAAACCCATGTCGGTGACGTGCGCAACAACGTGTACTATGCACGCACACTTCCGTGGGAAGATAAAGGCCCACGTCTCCTAACCAATGAGATGTACCCTGAGTTCCACGAAAAGATCACCTATGCCATCGACCAAGGCAAAGACTTGTGGGATATATTCCTCGGCACCTATGAGTATCAGCGCGATGTGGTTGCACCTCGTGAGTTAGGTGATCTGTACGATCCGCTACAATATCCGTCGTTGACTGACCTACAATCAGAAGGGTTCCGCATGAACCTCGGCTACTCGGGTATCGCAGAGGCGGGTGACTTCCGTAATGACATCGGCATCGAAGGTCAGAATTACATAAGAAGTCAGATGCAGTCATCCAATGAGGAACGTCTCAAGGGTGCGATGCAGGATCTGTGGACACAACTACACGATCAGATCCAGAAGTTTATCACCAACCTATCTGTGGATGAGACCACAGGCAAAAAGGGTAAGATCAGCGATGGTATCTTTGACCGCCTCGTTGCTCTGACTGACATGCTGCACACATGCAATATCACGTCTGACCCTCAGATGGATGCCATGCGCCGTAAACTGTCGGTCACTCTGGATACCGTCTCAACAGATGCTATCCGCAACAGCCCCACCGTGCGTGAGAATACACGTAACAAACTAACCGAGGCACTAAACAGCCTCCCATCACTTAACATGTAATCGGGTAGATACCCGAACCAAACTAGGAGAACGACAATGAACAACGCAAGAAACATGTACGCACTGGACATCGAAGAGTGCGCGGAATTGATCAGCATCATCGGCAGTCATCAGACCGTCATCGGTCAGGGTGATATGGGCAGTGGCAAATCAGCGATGCTGCCCATGCTGGCTGAGATGTTACCTACACACAAACCGTATTACTTTGACTGTACAACCAAGGTAGATGCGGGTGACATGGCGCTGCCCAAGTTCAGCAACGTGGATGATAAAGACTTCTTCAACCATGTGACAACTCAGGAGCTAGGCTTCCACGAAAAGGGTCCGATCATACTCATGCTCGACGAGATTGGTAAGAACAAATCAATTCTCAATGCGCTCAACCGCATCATGTACGAGAAGAAGTTCGGCCCATACGAGCTACACCCCGATAGCATTGTGTTCGCTACGACTAACAAGTCAGGCGAGGGTCTGGGTGATATACTGCAGCCGCATCAACGTAACCGCTCGACAATCGTGACAATCAAAAAGACTGAGGCGATCAAGTGGATCGAATGGGGTCTGGACAATGACATTGATCCCGTGCTGATCGGTTGGGTCAAAGACAATCCACAGGTTGCGCAGACATTCGACGAGGTGCCCGACCCACAGGAAAATCTGATGATCTTCCACCCAAAAGATCCGTCTCGCCAATCGTTCTGGACATGGCGGTCAGGTGAAGCCGCAAGTGACATACTCAAAAAGCGTCACATGATGAGCACACATATGGTAACTGCTGCACTCATTGGCACCGTGGGTGAACAGGCAGCGATGCAGCTTATGGCCTTTGTGAATGTGGCTAACGACTTACCGTCACTGGAGAGTATCAAGACCGATCCAGTCAATGCCAAAGTGCCCAGCTCCGCCGCAGCAACATGTATGGTTGTGTATCGCACGTTATCTACAATCGAGCGTGATTGGGTTGACGCGTGGATGACATACATGGAGCGGTTGGATGTCGAAGCTCAAGGCATGTTTGCCAATGGGGTGGTCAACGAGAAGTACAGCAAGCGTCCAGTCGTGATGCAGAACAAGAAGTTCGGTGAATGGGCACGTCTGAACAACTACATGTTCCAAGCGGATAAATCGTGATGCAGAAGTATCAGGTAACCGTGAAGGTGTTGGTAACCGTGGAAGCTATTAACGCTATCGCTGCAAGTGACATGGGGCTGGATACAGTCTCATGCTCTGCGAAGGGTTGGTACATGGACGTGGATAAGGTGAAATCAATCGGGCATCTGCCCGATCACAAAGAGGAGAGCGAGTAATGCCAAGTATCTGGTATCTAATGCGTGAGGGCGATGAAAAATTCTTTACCCCATGCACAGGCGATGCAGACGCAATGGAGGCGGCTGCTATGTGGAACGCGGTGGTAGTGCGCCGCGCATCAAAAGAAGAAACAAAAGAGCTAACAGATTATAGCTACGAAGCAGAGAGGAAAGAGAATGTTTGATACAAGCATGACATTGGAACAGCGACTATCCCGAGCGACTGTCGCTTGGATGAAACGAGAGCCAGCACTGTCTAACATGCTGATGATCGGTGAAACGTATCTGGAGAAGACACTTAACGGTAAAGTGTTCACCGCCTGCACAAACGGACGTGACGAATGGTATTGTCGTGCGTTCATGGAAGCACTCAATGACCCACAGATACGGTTCGTCAAGATACATGAGGTGTATCACAAGATGTACAAGCACCCGATTACTTGGCGTCACTTGGCTAAGATTGACCCGCAGCTTGCGAACATGGCGATGGACTTTGTGATCAACTGGATGATCATGGAAGCCTATGGCAAGGACGGGTTTGTCGAGATGCCCGAGAATATATCCTATGGCGATGGGCAGTATTTCCAGAAGTGTTGCTATGATCCGCAGTTCGCTGGGTGGGATACCGCCAAGGTGTTCTGGAAGCTACATAAGAAGTCAGGTGGTGATGATGGAGATGGCCCGGGCCGGGGGAACGTGGGTACTAACGGTGAAACTGGTTCGGGTAGCTGCCCGAATGGTGATGTGTTCGACGAGATCGACTTCGACGGTGCAGAAGAGTTGACGCGTGAGGAGCAACAGGAGCTAGAACGCGAGATCGACGAGGCCATACGCCAAGGCGCAATGGTCGCTGGCAAGATGGGCAGCGGTGGCAATCGTCACATCGACGAGCTTCTTGAACCCAAGGTTAATTGGCGTGAGGCCATGCGCGAGTGGTACAATGCAACATGTGCGGGGACTGCCAACAGTACGTGGCGTAAGCCTAACAGGCGATACCTAGCAGGTGGGATGTACATGCCCTCGCACTACGATGACACTGTGCTGTTGTTGGGCGAGCATAACGACATGTCTGGATCTATCGGTGACATTGAAGCAAAAATTATGTTGACTGAAGTTGAGAGTATCGTGCAGACTGTAACACCCGAGGAGCTTCACGTGAGCTATTGGGATACTCAAGTGTGTGGGTACGAGAAGTATGAACGCCACGAATTGGACACCGTTGTTGCGCGCACGAACCCCGTGGGTGGTGGTGGCACTGACGTAACATGCGTACCGAAGTACCTCAAAGAACACGGCATCAAGCTAGAGGCATCCATCGTCCTAACAGATGGCTATCTCTGGGGTGAGTGGGGTGAATGGGATCATCCAGTGTTGTGGGTGATTATTGATAACAAACGTGCGAACCCCCCATTCGGTTCTGTAATACACGTTAGCAGGAAGGACTTTATAAATGACTAAGAAACACATGAAAATTGCTGAGTTCCACGTGATGATTGAAGGGCATGGCATGACTTGCGGCATGTCATTCGGTGACGAGTTCATTGACCAAGATGATGATCTCAAATCCACGTTGGTGGTGGCGATGCATAACGCTCTAACAGAGTTCATGGAAGTGGGCATGATGGTTGATGCGCGTGAGGAATTTATGGAGCGAGCTACTGAAGATGCAGCTAACTTCTTAGATCGTTGCGTCAAGAAGCAAGGGGGGCGGTTACATTGAAAACCGATGCGATAAACAGAAAGCTGGCATGTAAGACCACTATAGTCGCCAAGCGCAGGTTCAATAAGCGTGGCATTGATAACTCTGTCAACCCGAGCGTGCACGAGACCATGCCTAAACCCGTTAACCGTAACGCACGCCGTGCAGCGGCTGCAATGAAGCGAGGGGGTAAATAACATGAAACGGTATCGTGTAGAGGTCGTACAGACCAACGTGTTTTTTGAGGAGGCTGAGAGTGAAACTGAAGCTCGCCGTATTGCCGCCGAAGATCGTATTTGGGATGAAGACCAAAGAGCGCCTGACTACTACGGCGTCCACTTCAATGTGGAGGAAGCGGAATGAGTAACGAAAACGAGCGGGGTGTTCTACCTGATTGGTTAGAAGAACAACTGTCACTGGTGGGTCTCGCAGGCCAAGCTCATAAAACTGAACCGAAGGTGGAGCGTGACTTCACCTTCAAGATGCCACTGCTAGACGAGAATGGAGAACCGCCGTGGTAGAATATTTTACGATACTGATGCTGACATACAGCATTAGCGGGGAGACGGTGCAATCGACGACGTTCTTCCCAAGTGCAGATGCGTGTGGTGACGCGTTACCTGCATACTACGAACCCGTCTATGCGTTCGACAAGAATGCAATCGGGCAATGCAAACAGACAGATGTGCTGTCTTCAACAATAAGGCCAAAGGCTAAACCATCAATCGGGCAGATGCCCGAACAGGAAATGGAGAATAACTAATGACTGAACATACATTGGTCCACGAAGCTGGACGGAACCACGATGTCCTTGTGAGCACATATATCACAGATGCTTCCACGCCATCACAACAAACCATTGTCACGATGGAATATGCCAAGCTACTGTGTAGCGAGTTACGCGGCACATCTTTTAAATTGCGTGACAACAGGTCAGCTTACATCTACCGCGAAGGCGATACCTACGTCATGGGTTGGGTTGGGTACGGTGATTATCTCACTGCCCCATCTTCAAAGCCGCCTAAGTTTTGCGTGTTCTCGCCGTTCCATGAAAACAACAAGTATCGCTCGGATAAAGCGCAGCACCACATGGTCATGTATGATCTCCGTGACAAGGCG